TATGCTCGTATAATATAATCTTCTCTAGTTACAGCTCGGTTCTGTGATGCAAATTGTGACATTGTGTTTTGTCTCACTTCTTCTATTGTTTCTGCACTTCGACCACCTACTGCAGCTGTTTGATTGTTTATTGCTAAGGAGTTTAATATTACTGTGTTTAGTGTGTTTGACTCTTTTGGTAATCCGTCAGTATTGATACTTACGCCAGTTATTTCAACAATGGTATTGCTTGGTACATTAGAACCAATACCGCCACCTACAAGATATTTTATTGTAAGTGTTGTGTTTGATGGTGCAAGGCCATAGGTTGATGTGTGTACTGGTGCTGACGGGTCTATTGAAAAATCTAGATCTTCTTTGCCTGTTGGTAACGATAGTCCAATATTCTCTGGAGAAGCTAGTTGTTCTTCATCTGGTAAAGAGCTTACACCAGCACCAAATTGTATTTCTATATTTGTTCCAACTACACGAGTAATAAACCTTCTTGGTACGCGTTTTAATTTTAACAAATATGGTGTTTCTTCACTATATACTGCTGTGTCTGGGTCATTAAATGCTGTGTTTGCTGTTTTTTCAAAAATAGTATCTTGAGCTAAATAAGGAACTTCATACCATTCATTACCATCTGAATCTATTATACTATCTATACCAATAAGATTATCATCTTGCACTAATATTTTAAGATATTTGGTTGGTAGTGTTATTACTTCTGTTACTGTTTTTGGAGTTGCAGAAATGCCTTTTACTGTTTTTTTTGCTAGATAATAGTTAGGAGATCCGTTGCCATCAATACTATACACTGATATTAGTGTTGGATTATAAGCATCGTTAAGTTTAAAATCAACTCTAGATTGCACTATAAAATCAATACTTGTATCACTCCTACACAACATACCAGGTTCTATTTCAAGACCATATCTTGTATCTACTGTTACATTAACACCACTTCCAGATGCTGGTAGTAGTTGAAATATATCTATGTCTACAGTGGATGGTACACTTATTTTTGGTTTATAGCCTAAAGCACTTGCCATTGCCATAACATTATTTTTCTCAGTTGCATACAGCAATAAAGATTCTTTTAGTTGGCTATCAATATAATAGTTTAACACATCACCAACATAGGCAGCCATTTCAATAAACATCATTCCTGGTGATGCTTCACTAAAGTCGTTGTATGTGTTTGGATAGTATATTTTAGCAAAATCAATTAACCCCTTTTTTAAGGAGTTAAAATCTCTGCCAAGATATTTAATGTCTTTTGATGTTTCTTTGGCCATATTATCTGTTTGTACTATCTAATATAATTAAATCTATGCTTCTTGTGTCTATTTGATTGTTTTTTAAACTAATAGCTAAGCTAATATTTATACTATTGTTGTCGGGGTTTATTCTAGTTGTGATTTTATTAATAAATATGTACGGAAGCCAATACTCAAAGCTTCTAGCTATGTTTCCCTCTACAATTATTGCTAGATCGTCATTTATATTTTCAAATAGTATATTTTTTAGATCACATCCAAAAGTTGGATGCATTATTCTTTCCCCTCTATCCGTTAGTAGTAAATTTTTAGCGTTAGCTAATGCTTGATCTATTGATAGATAGTTAAGTTGAAAAAGCGTACCAGACTTACCCATTATTGGCAAATCAAGACCTAATGCTATATCTTTTTCAAGATCTATTGCGTTTATACTAACTTCAACTGCCATTAAGATCTATAATTATTATTTGCTATTTGTTCAGCTGTTTTTAAAACTTTAGAATAGTCTTTCATAAAGGCTGTTGTTGGATCATTACTCATTGCTGCTCTCATATTAGTGTGTCCCATAGTAGCTGGTACATCATCTGATGTCATCATTCCCATATTCATTTCTGGCCATTCTTCTTCCTCTTCAGATGGTGCAGATTGCATGCTTCGTGCAGTTTCTTCTAATATAGATTTTAATGGTCCTTCAAATTGTACAAGAGGTTTTGATCTTTGCGGTCTTGCAAATGTTGTTGGTGCTGGTTTTTTTGTAACTGTTGGTTGTTGTTTTTCCATGAGTAGAGGCTTAATTGCTTTTAACTCTTCTCTTACCACAGTTCTTACTTCTTCGCGAATAACTTTTCGCATTAGATTTATAAATTCTGATCCTTTCATGTTTGTTTATATATAAATAGTTGTGTTTTTAAATTGCTATGTCGTATCTTTTTTTAATTACTACTACCAAGGCTAGTGAATGGTTGTGGTGGTAATAGTGTGTTTAGTGGTGGTATTACAAGTCCAGTCATTGCTGTTAATTGTTTTTCAAAGCTTTTACCCATTTCTGTGATCATACCACTTGCACCATCTATTGCTCGAGCTTCTATCTTTTTAAAAGGACCAATAGTAAGTACCACATGATTGGTACCTGTTTTGGTGTTTACCCAATTAGCTCCCGTCCAGAACACTTTAGTTGCTAATCCAAAAACAATGCCTTGTATGGTAGCATCTATATTAGCTTTTCTTTCAATTCTTTTAGCTTCAGCTTCCTGAAACTCCTTTTCTTTTTTGTCTTGTTGTATTTTTAACTTTTCTTTTATTTTATCAATTATTTTTTTTATTTTTTTAGATAAAAACAGTTTAAACTCTGCTAGTATTTCTTTTAGTTTATTAAAAGCAAGCATTAGAAAAGATCCATTTTTATCTAGTGTTATTTTTATTCTATTTAGTCGTCTTTTTACTTTTTCATTTGTAATTAGTTTGGAATCGCATAGTGTTTTTACTATTTGTCTACTTTTTCTTAAATATTTTCTTTCTAAGTTTAATATGGTATCTATTGCCGCTTTGTCTTGTAATAAACCGCCTGCAAGCTTGTCAGCTGTGTCTACTATCTCTTCCATGGTTTTTGGTGGATTTTCAATTAAATCACTTATTGCTTTAATTGTTTGTACTCCAGGTGCATTTTCTCTTGCAGATTGTTTTATTCGATCTATTTCGGCTTTAAAATCTGTTTCTTGCATGTCTTCAATGGTTGCTATTATACCATAAATTAAAGCTTCTATCATTTTAATAGCATCAAACTCTTTATTAAAATCTTTTTTCTGTTCATCTAACTGTATTTTATACGATCTTGTTTGGCCTATTTTTTTATAGTTAAAATATCCTCTTAAAAAAGTATCCTTTGCTTGCTCATAATCAGCAAACTTATAATTTTTACTTGCAACATTTTTTAATAGTATTTGTGAACCTTTTGCCATATCTACTATTGCTTTGGTTTTTTTTAAAAAAAGGTCAAGTGCAGCTTTTTTTTCTTGTATTTTTTTCTTTTTGGCTTCTATGTCGAGTTCTTTATTTTTAGCATCACCTGTGCCACTAGATAGTGGTATTAGGCTGTATGCGAAATACTCTAATTCTATTTTTGTTTTGTCTACATACTTTTTTAAAGAGTCTCCTATTTGCTTTATTTTTCTCTTAATAAATCTTATAAGAGCTTTTACTTTAGGCTTTATCCGTGCTACAATATCTTGTATTATATTCTTTAACGACTTTTTTGTTTCTACTATCTCTACAGGATCTACCACTTGCACTAATACCTCTTGTTTTTTTGTTGCATTTAACTTTTGTATTTCTTTTATTGCTTTTTGTATGTTTTCAATTTCCTTTTCTATTGATCGAATTTGTCGTACATATTTCATTATTCGATCAACTTTTCTTTCAAAAAAAGATTTAAAAGTTTGAAAGTCACATTTGGTTTGTGTTATTATCAAAACTAAGGGTTCTGCAAACTCTGCTATTCCCAATAAAGTTGTGTACTTGTTTGCTTTAGCTATTTCTGCACTAGCATCCAGTGTTTCTAAAAAGTTTGGTATTAGCTTTTTTGTTAATTCTACTTGAGCTTCTATTTCTTCTTTTATACTCTTAAACTCATCTTCTAAGCTTGTTGTAAGGGCTGTAACTGTCCCGCTTATATCATTTGCTGACTTAGCAATTTTTTTATATTGTACAATCTTTTTTTGTAGTAGTTTTAGTTTTGGTTCTTTTTCTTCTCTAAACTTCTGCACTTTTTGCTTTGCTTTTTTAAATAACAAACTAGCTTTTCCTTCTTTTTTTCTTGCCTTATGCTCTGCAATTTTTGTTTTTATCTTTTCTTTAATATCTACTATTTTTTGTTGTAAATATATCTTAACTTTTTTTATAAGCTTTTTTTTCTTTTTTTCTAGTTTTAAAAGTTGTGGTTTTAGTAGTGTTTGTATTGCAGTAAATCTCTTAACTTTTTCATATACGGCTTGCATTTTTGGTCTTGTTGGTGCTGCCCGCTTTACATAATCTAGTAGTCGTCCAGGGTCAAGAATCCCTTGTCCTAGTGTTACAAACTCTCTACCTATTGTTATAAGTTTAAGATTTATATAATCTTTTATTGGTTTGTTTTCTAAATCTGCCAAAGTGTTAACAGTTCTACTACCGTAATCGGATATAAAAAGCAATATTTCTTTTATACCAGCTATGTTTGTTGGATCAAAGTTTTTTATTGTATCGATTACCTCTAACTCTCTTGAAAAGATGTTATTAAAAGTTTCAGCACTAATTTCTTTTTTTATGCTATCAAAAGATAATTCTATGTTTCCAACGTTTATAACTTGTTCTTGAATCACATCTCCAATAGCATCTACTATTTCTACAAGTAGTGGTGGCAGTTGCTTGAGCTCTTCTTGTATTATTTTTATTTGTTGTATAGTAGTTTTTACTTCTTGTTGTGTTGTTTTTATTTTAGTTATTAACAACTTTACAGTTTTAATTAACCCCTCTATTGAGGATTTATTCATGCCTAACTCTTTTGCAAAATAATAAGCATGAATTACTGTGTACATTGCTTTTTCTCTACTACGAGCTGATGCTTTGGTTATAGCTATTTCTCCAATATTAAATGATGCACCGTTTAATCCTGGTGCTGGCAGTACTGGTACTGTTCCCATTGGTTTCAACTCTTTTACAGTCTTGATATAAGACTTAACGATAGCATCTGCCCAATCCTCTGGTCCTGTTATAAGTCCTTTGTCTAGTTTAAATACTAGCGGATCTATAAAACTATTTTTCCAATTTTGAGTCATTATTATTTTACACTTTCTACTGCAGCAAGTAAAGTTGGATAATTCTGTAGAGCTCTGCCTTCACCTTCACGCATCCATGTTCCTTGGTTAGGATCAGTTCCCCAACCAGCATTTGCATGCATACATGCTCTAATGCAGTGATCTGAGTTGGTTGATTTGTATAGATCAGGATTAACAGGTCCTGCTAATACTCGCCCTCTATAAAAAGTTAAAATTTTATTTATTTTATAGCTGTCTAACTTACCAACCCCTTGAAACATGTATTCACCAACAGCAATAGCAGATGGACCAAATCCATCTCGAGGATCGTTTAAACTGTCTGGAGTAGCTACTATGTCTATCTTAGGATATGTAGCTAATATAATTTTTTGGTATTTTTGATAAGCACTTTTAAAAGTTATTCCATTAAAACCTCTACCTCGATAATCGTAACCACTTTTTACATCTATATTTCCTCCTTGTACTGATGCAGGTTTTCCACCCTTAATGTTTGGACTACCTGGACCATATATCTTATCAAAAAAGGTTTCATCTCTTGCTTTTACAACTATTAATTCTTCGTTAGTTAATCTTTTAGGAATAGCACTTGTACTAGGTGGCTCTGTTTGGCCAAACCAAGCACTATAACCTGGTTTCTTCAACCTATTACCAAAAAACTCTCTTATTCTATCTAAATCAGTAGTACTTCCCCAACCCCACTCATTCTTAGGAACACCACCAGACTCTTTTGATGCGATTGCACACACAGCTGCAATAAATACATTTGAGCAACCTTTGGTTCTTAAATATTTTGTAATGGATGCTATTGAGGTTTGACTAAATCCTTTACCACCACCACGTGATTGTGGAGGAGGTGGTCCTTTTAATACTACATCAGCTGTGGTAGTTATTTGGTCTTTTATGACTTTACCACCACTTTTATCTCCCGAAGCAATTGGTGTAAATATTGTTACAAGGTTTTTTAAAGCTTCGTTGTTGCCAGCTGGAACTGATGCTTTTACTTCAGCTAACGTTATATAAAATAACATGTTTGAGTTAGATGGTCCGTATGGAATAAATCCAAATTTTGCTGAGTTGTTAAGAAACCAAGCATAATCTCCTGGTATAATTCCTGGTGTTGTTTGTACCCATCTACCTGTGCGACGAGGATCTATTAGTTTTACTTTAGCTTTGCCTGGTTGTATTATTTGGTTTGGTTTTGGTATGAGTACACCACTATTTATAGGATTCTCCCATACTATTCCTGTGTTTTCATTAAAGTAATCAACACCTAAATTATCTGTTTCATATTCTAAATACTCAAGTTTGTTTTTGATTTCAGTCCACTTTGGACCATTGCCACCTGGTCCAGCTGCGGTTATTATGTCTACATTTAGGTTTAGAGCAGCTTTTATTTTACCATTGTAATCGTTGACATATCCTGTGGTTACTGCTTTACGTAACTCATCATAATGCTGAAAAATAGATATATAGCTTTGTTCCACTAGTATATCCTTTCCTTTATCTGTTTTATAAGCATTTGCCATTAACTTAAAGTTTGTATT